TTCATCTGACTTAACTAGCCAGCCGCCTTCATTTACAATAAACACATCACCGGGTTTGTACAGGCAGCTATCTTTTTGTTTGCCGTCTGCCATTTGTCCCATGACTTCACCGGGCCAATCACCTTCAATACGAAAGTTGTTGCCTGCCTGGGTTATGTTATAGTCCATCCATATCATGTTCTTACCACCATTCCAGTGTTCTCCCGTTTCCTGTAATAATCATACAACATGTAATAACATGCAGTATAATCCAAAAGGTACGAAAAGCCAGAGCTTTCTTCACATCACTTTGTGTAATAGGAAGGAACTCTGGCTTGTCATCATCGTCAATGCCAACGGGCATTCCAACAGTTCTAGCCCATGTTCTAAGCCATCGCCGTTGTCCGCTCATTACATTGCGTTCTTTTTCTCGATAATTTCTTTGCGGCGCTCTTTAGTAAGTTTGCCTAAGTTACCAAGTGCAGTGCGAGCGCGAGTTGCTGCTGCTTTTACACCTTTATCTTCGAACGTTGCATGCTCTGTAAGATAGTTATTAAACGCTTGTACGATATCATCGTGAGTTGGTTGTGACATTATTAGTTCTCCTTTTTTATTAATGTTAGTTTAATTGTACACTAGTTAAAGCGGATTGTCAACCATTAATTAACTAGTTGCATATCCGTATTTGGCTAATACAGTTTGTGCATAAGGATAGTTAGGTAAACTGCGGCGACTGCCGTTTGAACCCCATGCTCTTTTACCACCAGTATCAAGATGTATAAATGTATTATATACACCTACACCACCGATACCTTCGTTAATTGCAATCTCGATAAACTTTGCTCTGTCTGAATTACTATATCCAGTCATTACAATATCAGTTGCTTTGCCTCGCTGATGCATACTAGTCTTTGCTCCGCCTACCTTTCGGTTGTAGGCAGGACTACGATATGCACTGGTAATAGTAAGGTTTTGGCCCCACTTCTTTGCGATTCTTATTAAAATGTTTCGCAATCTAGTTTCTATCCTTGGATCAGTATGACTGAGGAAGTTTAGTGCAGGATCTGACACACGTTCAAACGTGCTTGGCGCATCAGCATTTCCTGTACTACTATCTTGTGGACCAGTAACTCCATTTACTGCACTTGTATTGTTGCTGAGGAATTCACCATCGCCGTTGCTAATGCCACCATCGCCGTACTCTATAAAGTCTGCGTTAGCAGATGGTGCCGTTTGTCCGTCTCTAAGGTATGCTTCATGTTCGGGTGTAACGTTAACAGCATAAGAAAATAAGTTACCTACAAATACATCTGGTGAACCTGATGCTGCTTTATTAGCAACCCAACTTTCGTGACCACCTGTAGCATCGCCTTTTTGATGTATTAGCTTATCTTCAGCGTACACGTTAGTTGCAGATCCAACTGCTGGATCACCGCATGTAGTTTTATCACCTTTACGTATTACTTGTTCGTCATTTACAAATACAGTTATGCCTGGCTCGGCATACGCTGTCTGATGAAACGCACCAGGTGTAGGGCTTTCATGTCCTACGTGCTTGTCTACATTTGCTCTAACTACGCTTGGCATTATACTAGTGCAATTCCACTAGTTTGTGCTGTGTATTGTTTGCTAATCTCTAGTTCAGTCTTAGCCATACAACTAATTGATGTTGTTTTCATAACAAACTTGCCGTCCGGTGACACTGAGAACATAAAAGGAGCAAGTCCTAATCCTTTCTCTTGTGCAATAAGTACCATTGGCTTTTTAAGTGTAACGTTGTTTTCAACTTCTGCCTCAAGGCGTCCAAGGATTTCTTCTCCTGAACTTAGTTTTAGAGATACTACGTCTCCGACTTTATAAGGTGCTTCAATTAACATTTATAGTGACCATCCTGTTCCGTTATAGTTAGTGTCTTCTAGGTATGCACCTAGCTTGTCGTACCCACCGATGTTTTCATCGTTTACTTTAATCTGTGGGAACGTTCTTGCTCCTGGAAACTTTTCCAGTACTTCTTCTCGATTAAAGTCTGTACCTAATTGTTTATAGGTGTACTCTAACTGTCGAGACTCGCAGAGTGCCTTTGCTTGATCGCAAAATGGACACGCTGGTTTGCCCCAGATTTCGATCATAATGAAAAGCCTTTTAAACTTTCTGTTGACACATCTTGTTTAATGCCGCCAACAATGTAAGACTCTACTTCTGTTTCTTGTGGTGCTACTTGCAAACCTGAACTTGATAACCAGTGCTGTGTCCACGGTAGCGGATTAGTGTTTACTGGTTGATCAAAGATAGCAGTTAATCCAAGTGCTTTCAATCTACGGTTAGCAATGTATTCTACATATTGATTAAGCAATGTAGTGTTAAGACCAATCATTGATCCGTCTTTGAACAAATACTCTGCCCAGTCTTTTTCTTCTAGAACACAATCACGCCAAGCTTCATACACATCGTCTTGACACTCTTTAGCAATAGATGCCATCTCTGGATCGTCTTTGCCTTGAGCCCAAAGTTTTAATACATGTGTGCTTAGTGCTAGGTGCTGTGCTTCGTCGCGAGCAATAAGACTAATAATCTTAGCACTGCCTTCCATTAGCTTTAGTTCGCCAAAGCCAAATGTACAAGCAAAACTTACATAGAAACGCAAGCCTTCTAAGATATTAACTGTCATCATTGCCATGTATAACTTACGCTTAACTTCACGCAAGCTACCTTCGCCTCTGTGATTGTATGCATCTGCTGCTTCAGTAAACGCATCATAATGCTTAGTAACACTAGTTGCACGAGCAATAATCTTCTTGTCATCTAGGATAGTATCAAATACTTCTGACGGGTCAGCGTACACGTTCTTCATAATATGTGTGTAGCTACGTGAGTGTATTGTTTCAAAGAAGTCCCAAGTAACAATACAGCCTTCTAGTTCAGGAAGTGAAACGTGCGGCAAAAATGCTAGACACGGACCACGTCCTTGGACACTGTCAAGTAGTGTTTGGTATTTTAAATTACTTGTAAAAATATGCTTCTGCTCTGGACGGAAGTTAGCAAAGTCTGCACGATCTTTTTGTAGACTTACTTCCTCAGGTCGCCAAAAGTAACCAAGCATTGTCTGGTTAAGTTTATCAAATACAGGATGACGAAATGTATCGTAACGCTGTGTGTTCATGTCTGCTCCGAAGAACATATTTTGTTTTGTAAAGTCAACCTTTTCTTGGTTAAATATTGTCTTGGCCATGTATCTCTTTCCTTAATACCATTTGTATAATACCAGTGTACTATACTTCTATTTTGTTGTCAACCTTAGATTGCACATGCATCACATTCTTCACCGTCGTCCATATCGTACGTGCTAGGAGCAAGTTCGTCTAACGGTAAATCATCTTCTAGTTCACTTGGATCTGTTTTATAATCGTATGTGTTCTGATAGTAACTTGTCTTCCAACCTAGCTTATAAGTTGTTAGCAAGTCCTGCATCATCTGACTCATTGGTACTTCATTGTCTGGATAGTGAGTTGGATTGTATGACCAGTTGCCACTAATACCTTGATCAAAGAACTTTTGCATAACAGCAACAATATTGATATATCCTGTGTTGTTAGGCATCTCCCACAATAATGTGTAGTGGTTCTTTAGTGTTTGATACTGTGGAACAATCTGCTTAAGAGGCCCTTTTTTGGACTTTTTAACGGACAAGTATCCTCTAGGTGGTTCGATTCCATTTGTTGCGTTCGACACAACGGATGAACTCTCTGAAGGCATTTGTGCGGACAAAGTGCTGTGCCTGAGGCCGTGTTCTTTGATAGATGCCCGTAGACTATCCCAATCATAATTTAACTTATTCTCCACAATGGTATCAACTTCCGCTTTATAAGTATCTATAGGGAGGATGCCATCACTGTATTTAGTGCGGTGGAAGTATTCACAAGGGCCACGCTCTTGTGCAAGTTTGTTACTTGCTTTAAGTAAGTAGTACTGGAATGCTTCTGTTAAATTGTGTACTAAAGTCCAGGCATCTTGATCTGCATAACCTACTTTATTCTTAGCAAGGTAATGTGCTAGGCCAACATAGCCTATTCCTAAACTACGTCTTGCTTTAGTTGACTTCTCTGCTGCCGCTATAGGATAGTTTTGATAGTCAATAATTTCTTCTAGCGCACGTACCGCTAGTTCACATAGTTCTTCTAAGTCAGCTAAGTCTCTAATGATACCTACATTAATAGCACTTAGAATACATAATGCAATTTCGCCATCTGGATCATCGATATGAGTAAGTGGCGTAGTTGGTAATGTAATCTCTTGACACAAGTTACTCATGTAAACTGGATCTTTAAATGAACTGTGTGTGTTACAGTGATCAACATTCATGATGTAGATACGCCCTGTTTCAGCACGTTCTTTAATTAACGCACTAAACAATTCCATTGCTGGTACTTTAGTTTTCTTAATACTAGTAGCACGTTCGTACTTTTCGTATAGTTCTTGGAATACCGCAGGGTCACCAAAGTATGCTTCATACAATCCAGGTACATCGTGTGGCGAGAACAAAGTTATATCACCGCCAGATAACAATCGTTCGTACATAGTTTTATTAAGCTGAATTGAATAGTCTAGCTTACGTACACGATTGTCCTCAGTACCTTTGTTGTTCTTTAGTACAAGGATGTCTTGAATTTCTTGATGCCAAAAAGGAAAGTGTGTAGTAGCACTTCCGCCACGAACACCGTTTTGTGTACAACAACGTACTGTGCTTTCAAACTTCTTTAGAAACGGAACAAGACCAGTGTGGGCTACTTCGCCGCCTCTAATACGTGAGTTTACTCCACGTATTCTTCCTGCGTTGATTCCAATTCCTGCTCTCTGAGCAGTATAGCGACCAATGGCCATGTCTGAAGCGAAGATGCTATCGAGGGTGTCATCAGCGTCAACGAGAACGCAAGAGGCAAACTGGCGAACCGGAGTGCGGACGCCTGCCATAACTGGCGTTGGGATATTGACTTTAAAAAGTGAGGTCGCATCGTAATATCTCCTTACATAATGCATACGTGTTTCTGCTGGATAATTAGCAAACAATGTTGCTGCAATCATCATATACATAAACTGGGGAGTCTCAAAAATCTCTTCGTTGCTGCGATCCTGTACAAGATACTTGTCTACTACTTGGCGCAAGCCTGCATAGGTAAAGTTCTCATCACGTTTATGTTTGATATAGCTCTCTAGTGTTGCAATTTCTTCTGCTGTGTATTTTTCAAGAATTTCTTTATCATAGATCCCGCGGGCGATGTTTGCGTTGATAATGTCAATAAACGCAATAGCATCGTATTCGCCAAATACTTGTTTGTATAGTCCGTAACTTAATAGGCGTGCCGCTGCATATTGATAATTTGGAGCTGATAAACTAATAAGATCGTTAGCACTTCTAACTAGAATTTCTTGTATTTCTTGTGTTGTCATTCCGTCATAAAATTGTAGATTTGCATTCATTTCAATTTGGCTGCTACTAACTCCTGCTAAATCTTTACAGGCTTCTTCAACCACAAAGTGTATCTTATCAATATTAAGATGCTCTTTGGTACCGTCACGTTTGACGATTTGTGTTCCGTTTGACATTATCTCTCCTAGTCTTCTATTATTGATATTTATTGCCGCTTTGGCAACACGTATATTTTTTCGGTTATCAGTGACGCTGGCAACTCGTCAACAGGTATATATGTACTATTATAATACCCTATTGCAGTTTTGTCAATGACTAATATGTAATAACTTTCAGACTTTTCTTTGTCTGTACTGATAGTTATTGAAAAGGCAGAACCATTAAAACGATCGGTTAACTGTAAGGAATAACACATGCCTAATACGCGAGCGAACTCACAGTACTGATTCTCTTGTAGAAGCTGCCAAGGGTCTGGCCAGCTCTTTTGGTCCCATGCGTCCGTATGAATACTCACTGTTGGAGCAGTGTTATAGTTGTCTATTACGTCTTGAATTGGGTCTTTTGATTGTTCAAGCGTCCGCCTAAAGTCAACCCAGGAACCCATCCTGTCTTCATAAGTTTTATCAAACATTACTCACCAGTGGCGTCTATTATCGTTTTTCTATTTCTTATTTTAAATTCTAATTGCGATAGATCATCGCCGGGCATTGCACTAGCTACTAGCACATCAATTGATTCATTAACTGTATCACTATCGGCATCTTGTACTAATACTGAAAACTTAATGACATCTTCATAAGCAACTAATCCTGTGTAGTTAAAAGAATCTGACAGTGTTATAGACTTCGACAGTCCGTTAACATTCAATGTAAGAGTTCCTGTACGTGTTGCTGAGTAGTTCCTGCTTGATAAAATATAATCGATATCAAACTGCTGACTCGCAATATCAGGTTCACCCGGAAGTCTAAAACGTGTTTGTGCTGCGCCTTGGGTGATGCTGTTTAGTACATGTGTTTCGCCAAACTCCGCAGTAACAGCACCTTCAATTTCAGGAAGGTATGCATAATTAGTCCAGTAACCAGGAGTATAAGATAATACTGCTGTTCTTGCAAAGTAATCGCCTACAGATGTATTGCCAGGAACACTATACTTAATCACTGAGTCGGTTGCAAGGTATTCGGCACCGCCACTAGTTCCTACCATAGTGTAGTAGTTGTCGCTACTTACGTTACCTTTACCAAACTTAACACTTACTGCGCTTTTATTAATGTTGTTGAAGTTACATGAATTCCAACGGTTGTTGTATGGTCCAGATTCTTTACCAGAATTGTCAGCCGAGTCTAATGTTACTAGGCCGGTGCCAAAAGTAAGTCCCCAGGATAGTGTATTGAAGTTACAAAACTTCCATATATTATTATGTATATCCCAATCACTTATTACTGCATATGAAAATCCAACATAGTTACATTCTTCAAATATGTTGTTCTTTGTTTCAACTGTGCCGCTTAAACTATTCATCTCAACAGCAACATCAGTAGTTGCAACGGCTGCACCACTCACCCAAGGACCTTTAAATTTTACGTCCTTAAACTTACTGTCCTTGCAGTTATTAAGCACAAGTGCTTTATTAGGTACAGTTGTTTCTAAAGTAATACCTTCTAGTCTAATATTAGTAGGTTGATTAAGTGTTGTAGTTGATGCGTTTGCAGCTGGAGTTCCAACAATACTACTACTGTTTACAGTATCAAACATTGTCGTTACTGCTGTTGTAGTTCTAATAATAGTTTTGTCTGCTCCTGCGCCTACTAGTGTAGCATATGGAGGAATATGTATAGTACTGTCAATAACATATATACCTGGTTCAAGGTGTAGTATTACTCTACTTTGTT